CCCATGCGAGTGCGGAAAAGTCAATACCCTTACGACTGTCAAAGGTATCTCCCATATCAATCACTACTGAAATACCTTCCTTCTCCAAAGTGGGAAAGAAGACATCATTGTAAAACTTTAGAAAGTAGTCATGAAACAACTTGGAGTTCTTGCGAGCACCAAAGTGTTGGTCAGTAATGATAGCGACTCTCATGAATTGCGCAGCTTGCTATGGACAGCATCCTTGATACTATTGTAGTCGCTGTAGTTTGATCCGTCAAGAGTGTTGTTGTCATCAAACACTTCACTATAGCCAGACCGTTCAATAATCTTGTTCTTGATTTCTAACTGACGCTTTTCTCTTTGGATTCTACGGAGAAACGCATAGTGAATGATTTGTGTGAAATATGCAAATGGATTCTGGGACTTCTCTGGATTAAAGTTATGAATGTATTGAACGCAGTTCTCAATACCATCAGAGATCATATCCTCTTTGAACATATAGTTCACAAAGTTTGGTTTGAATGATAAGTGGTTAGCAATCTTCAGGAAACATTCTCCAACGTAGCGAGGAATGGGAGGTTTACCTTTCCATCGTTTTGCTCTTTCAGACTTATCAAGTTCTTTTAGATCTGCACCAAACTCTTTATAATAAGAGTCTTCAACACTAGTTCTATATTCGATGAGAGCAGCAAGAAATTCTTTATTATTTACATAATGCTCGGACCTTTTCCTCTTGGTCATACCAGGTACTATCATTAGGATATCTCATTATATGTATGAATTATAGCATTTCTTCAAATACTTGACAAGTTCCGGAAACCAAGTAGAATAACTCTGTCGGGGTTGATAAGAAAGCTTTAGCTTTTATTAGAGTTCTTATAGATTTTCTCTAGGATTTCTTTAGCATCATTGACGTTACCGATGCGACCCATCTTTCTGTCTATCTTTGACTGATTTGAATTAGATAATTTATTATTAGAGCGAATATATTCTTGATACATCATGATCATTTCTACATCGGATGATTCAGACATAGTTAAAACATCATTTAAATTGACAATAAACATATCATCAGTGGTTGTTTTAAGCCATGGTTCTATCTTATAACCAACGGTACTTGTTCTATTTTTTATTTCATTGACAATAATAGGATTAGACACAATGAGAAGTGTCCTATCATCTTCTTCTGATGCAGCTACTTTAGCGAATATTTCTTCACCAGATTTAAGTTTGACTGTTGCGTAGAAATCGTCTTCTATCATAGTCCTCCTCGTAATTGGATAGTAATGATTTCATAGTTAAAGTTTTCTTCATTATATGTTTTAATTCTTTCTATGAAGTGATTGAGTGTGTAATTTCTTCTTGTCTTTGTAGAGCAATCATCTGAAATATCATACAGAGTTGCTTTTACTTTGTCCTTTCCTTTTCTAAGAACTCGTCCAATGCTTTGAAGATTTCTGATTCTGGACTTACTTGGAGAGGCAAAGATAACATTATGGAGTTTTTTAATATTGATACCAGTACTAAAAGTTCCATAGGAGGCAACGATGATAGCGTTGTTTTCTCTTTCTGTAATCTCTCGTACTAACTCTCTCTCCTCTGCATCTACACCGCCATGTACAAAAAATACCTTACGGTCGTCACTCTTGTTTTTATTTATCTGATCGTAGAGTACCTGTCCGTGTGCTTCGACTCTTGCGAAAAGAACAAGCGTGTTCCCTTTAAGATCTAATGATAGGTTGGTGATAAACCTATTCCTTTGTTGATGTGAAATCAAATATTGTATCTCATCCTCGTAGGTTTCAAACTTTTGCTGTGGATGCTTGAGAACCAGACACTGAATATCTAACTGAGATAAGTGTCCTTGCCTCATTAACTCATCAGTTCTAGTAACTTTGTATGATGGCCCAAACAGTCCCTCTAAGACCCACTTATGCGTCTGTGTGCCGTCTAAAGTACCTGTGAACCCAAACCTATACTTAGCATGATGTAACTTAGTCATAATCTGTATTAGAGACTTACTCTTAAACAAGTGAGCCTCATCACCAATGACTACTTCAAATCTTTCAAACCATTTCCTCTCAAGTTTATAGATAGATTGCCATGTTGTTATGACAATTGGACGATCATCATATTTCTCCTTCCCACTATAAATCTTATGGCAGTATGACTCCGAATCCCATCCATATTCCCCAAAGTCCTTATACATCTGCTCTACCAGACTGGTCGTGGGAACAACTACCAGGATACTTTTCCCTTGCTCAGCGTAATACCTTGCTAATGAATAAATCATCAGAGATTTTCCTGACGCAGTGGGAGATATCAATAGTCTTCGGTTGTGTTTTAGAGCACCGTATACTCCCTCGACTTGGTATTGTCGTGGCTCGTGGACGCTTATAGAATTAATATAATCCTTTACACCCTCCATCGATATAAACTCGTTCTCCTCATAAGGAGCACCATAAAATTTATTATCTTCAAACTTATAAGTGTATCCATAGTTCTTACAGAAGGATACAATTTTATCTAACAGACCGACGTAGATTTGTTTGGAACGCATATCAAAGAGATGAATCTCTCCGTTCCAATTTCTACCACGATACTGTGGCATAAATTTTGCATTAGGAACCTCAAACTTAAAGTGATCTCTAAGTTCGTATTCAATATGAGGTTCTGTTTTTACTTTTAAAAAAACTTCGTTGGATTTTGATATAACAAGATTTGCTGTCGTATCAATCACGTAGATCCATTCATCTACGAATATTTATTACATATTGTCAAACTGATATTCTAAGATAAGTTTGTAAAAATTATCTCTCATCGCAATCAAATCTTCCTGCTCTTCAGCACTCCCACCAGGCCACTTCTCAACCGCTTGAGATAACCCTTTGTGAATCAGTCGAATGCCTTTAATATTTAATTCTATTGACCAGTATTCTTCGTCTTCCATTATGTTTTTTCTAAAATAAATATATTTATTGTAAGTTTTAAATTATGAAGTCTATTAGTGATGACTTTGAAATTTATAAGTTTAAAATTTCAAATTGGCAATATAAAAAAGATAAAATCATTGAGTTATTTTATAATACTAATCCAAGAGTATATGGAAATGTATTTACCAATTTCAACACTAATGAAGAAAGTAGAATATTTTTAAATAAAGAAGTAACAAAAATATTTGGAGATACTATAGAACAATTTATAACTGATGTGAATGAACCTAATTATTGTGTAAATTCATCTTGGATGCAGATATACAAAAAAGATATGTATCATGAAATTCATGAACATGGTCTTGGTTATTCTGCCATAATTTATGTAAAATATGATAGTAAAATTCATTCATCAACTGTTTTTGTTGATGGAAAAACAATGGATGATACTAAAAAAATATTTAAACCAAAAGTAGAAGAAGGTGATATTATATTTTTTAATTCAAAACATAATCATTATTGTCCGTCAAATGAAAATGATAAAGAACGAATGATATGTTCCTTTAATTTGAAGAAAAAACTTTCTTTCTCTTATTCCTAGCCCAATCCAGCATTAAATCGCATAAACTCTATAGCGTTTTTAATCTGGTAGGTTCTATTGTATATTTGTTTGAGAATGCTCTCTAGATATACCAGCATCGTATCGTAGTAGTCTATCTTCAGAGAAACACTTGAAAGTTTATCATCTGCATCTAGATACTTTTGCATAGTTTCTTTGTCCCTAATTTTCTTTGGAAAAGGGTTTTCGATGTAGACATCAGGGTCTGCTTTTCCACTGAAATATTCATATCTTTCGTGTCGAATATTTTTGCGTTGCTGCTCTGCTTTCTTCCTCAGAAGAAAGATTGTATTGTACATTTCAAAGTACTTTGCATGAAGAGTAGGAATATTAGTAGATTCTGTATGGAGGTTATCCATATCTAACTTAGAGTCTTTCTCCCAACTCTTCTGAAGATCATCTAGGTTTATATGCATATAAAGGATCGCCGTTCAAGTCTTGAATAGTATAGATCATGTATTTAAATCTAGCCTCTGCAGTAAAGTACTGCACATCAGTAACAGTAGCATCAAAGGTTAGAGTTGACAAGTAATATGGAAACATCTCAGAGAAAAATATCTGAAAGTTTGGAATCAAATTATTAGTTAAAATCTGAAGAGTTCCGTCAGAATAAATGTTTTCTCCTTCGTTTCTAAAGTTGCCAAAATTAATTCCTGATCTGTCAAGTCTAGCAAGTTCTGCTAAATCTCTAGGATATCCAAGACCTTCTATCCAGTTGTGAATTTCCATGTAGTTCTTCAAATCCTCATCAACGAGGAACTTGAGAGTGAGATCTCCATATTGAATCTTATCACCAGGAACTGGAATATCTTTTAAATAACTGGGTTGCTGAGCGATACCAAGTTCTATATCAGGTATTCCTGCCTCAGTGGCAAAGAAAGCCGTACCTGGAGATCTCTGCAAAGAAAACTTAAATCCAGTAGGAGATAGATAATTTCTATTGGTAATCTCAGAAGAAGCGCCCATTATTCAGAAACCACAGTAGCATTGGCATTTTTATGTGGAGCATATGTAACACCATTTTTAGTAATGGTGTGAGTCGTTATGGCAGTTGCTTCAGATTCTTCACTGAAAACTTTTCTATCATCGTAGTTTTCAGACCAATGTGTTTCATCAACATAGTATACATCACCAATACCAGAACCTAGTACACTTGGTGTTTTAACGTGGAAA